AAAAGGAATGGATTGGGCGATTTGCCCTTTCCTTCTTTTTTTATTATACTTGCAATATGTATAAATCTAAATTAAACAAAGGAACAACATTCTTTGATGGTTTCAAAGTAAGTTGGTCTAAAGCAACCCAAGTAGAACTAAAGAAGGTTTATGACTTGGGATTTACTAATTTTGTAAGCAAAGAAGATGCAAAACCGAAGAAAACCAAATCAAAAGCAAAAGAAGAATCAAGTAAAGACAACTCCGACAAAGAGTAGTTTTAACACCAAGTATGCTTTTGTAAACTTATCTACTCCTACGGTAGATACTGAGGTTAAGGATTTAGACAGACTAAGAGAGGACTTTATTCCTTTTGGTAAGGATAACCTATTCCCTCAATACTTATCTGAACTAAAAAGACAATCTTCTACTCACAGGTCTGTATTAGCACAGAAAACCACATTCACTACGGGTGGTGGTTTTTTAACTTCTAACGATGCTTTAGCTGATTTCATAGAAGATGTTAACGCTAATGGAGAAAGTTTAAAGGACTGCTTTAAAAAACTAGCTGACGACTATTATACTTATGGCAATGCTTTCTTAGAAGGTGTTGTTTATGATGGTGGTGTAAACTTCTATCATAAAGATGCTTCAACAGCTAGAGTTTCTAAAAATAAGAAGTATGTTTACTTCAACTCTGATTGGTCTAATTACAGAAAGAACAAAGAGAAAACTCAAAGAATACCTGTTTACCCACAGATTTCTAATAGTAGTTTTATCATACACTACAAGGATTATGAAAGTACGTTTAACTTTTATGGTTTACCTGATTATGTGGCTGCCTTAGAACACATAGCGATAGACTATGAGATTGGTAAATTTAACCACACATCATTTAAGAATGGTTTTAGTCCTTCAGCTATCGTTACTGTTAATGGTGACTTCGGTGAGGCTGAAGCGGAAAAGTTTGTTGAAACTGCCAAAGATACACTAACGGGTAGTGGTAACAACTCAAAGATATTATTCCTTGTAAAGAATGGAGAAGATAGTAGAGGAACAGATGTTCAGATTATCTCCAACAAGGAAGATGGTGACTTCTTAGACTTACAGAAGTTAACCGACCAAAACATAATTACTGCTCACAGATGGCAACCTGCCTTGAGTGGTATCGTATCATCGGGTAAGATGAACAATACGGGTAGCGAGATTAGAATAGCTTATGACTTAGCTATGAGTACAGTTATTAGAGATACTACTAATATCTTGCTAGAGCCGATTAAAAGAGTTATAAATGCAGAGATGGGCATTGATACAAGTGACCTTGCGGTAGCCTACGAACCACCTATCTCATTCCTTGCAGATATTGACCCTAAACAAGTATTAACTATCAATGAGCAAAGAGCAATGCTTAATAAAGACTTGCCTGAGATTCCTGATGGTGAATTACTTATATCAGACAGACAAACAATAACCGTACAAAGACAACAAGAGAATGGCTAATGTAAGACAATATAACAAGTTTGTAACAGCATCAGAAGTAATATCTACTGCGTTTACTAATCAGGCAACAGACACAGCTTTGATTAGCGATGCTATTCTTGAAATTGCTGAACTTGCACACATTAAGCCTGAGCTTGGTTTGGATATGTATGAGGAGTTAAAAACTCAGAATCATAACGGAACATTGACTGATGCTAATAGCGATTTGTTAACTCACTATCTAAAACCTGCATTATGTTGGTTTGCTAGATTTGAGGTTATGAATGAGATTCAATACAACACAACCTCAGCAGGATTGGTTATTAATACATCTGACTTTAGCAACCCTGCAAGTGTAGAGCAGTTCAATCAAATGAAAAGTGATACCTTTAGAAAGGCACAAGTTTTACTTGATGATATGATTGCTTACATTACTCACGAAGACCAAGTAAATACTTATCCTTTATACGGAAAAGATGGAGATAGCTCTATGCCCGATACGGATATAGCTAGTAAGATGAATGGAATAATATTCTACTAATGGAGGAAGAAGAAAAAAACGCAGTTAGAGAGAACAAAGAATGTCCTGATGGATATGAACACCAAATGCCTGATGGCTCTTGGATGTGCGGTAAGGAACACGATGGTGGTGCTTACGATGAGTTTGACGAGAATCAACTTGACCTTATGGATTTAATCAACGAGATGATGAGTGATTTGATTTCTGAAGTTAAGTCCGTTAAAAACGCTTTCTCTCAAGAGGAGATTGATGAAACATATACAGAGTACAAGAAGTCTGTAAATATGAGTTACTCAGAACTAAAAAGATGGTCTGAGAATAAATGTAGTAGAAAAGCTAGTTTAGGTAGAGATGCTATAAACAGAAACCTAAAACTACTTTCTAAGAAAAAAGCTGATTGGACATCTAACGATGCTACTGAAGCTAGAAAAGCTATTGCTTATATTGCAAGAGCAATAAAACAACCACAAGGCAAAGATGTGAGTAAAGAATGCCCTTACTCCAAAAACTATATTGCCTTAAAAAATTGGGCATACGATAGAAACAAATAAAATAATATAAAATGGCTTTCGAACAATTATACGATTTAGAACCACAAATGAGAGCAATAGGTCATACTATTGGTAAAGATGTTGAGGTGTTTACTACTGCTGCACAATCAAGTAAAAGCTACTATTGTATTCACTTTCCTGTTGAAAGTGTTATAGCTAGTATTACTGCTGAAGATTGTACGGGCGAATCAGCATTGCAAACAACTGTACCTGCGGGTACAACGTTATTCTTAGGAAAAGTAACAGCGATTACATTGACAAGTGGAATTTGCGTAGCATATAGCAAGTAATATGGCTAGTAACGAACATAGTAGTTTAGATAACTCACAGCTTCACGTTCCAAAGGACTTTAGCACAGCATCGGCTAATACTGTTCTTACTAAGAATGGTAGCAATGCTTTGACTTGGGCAGATGATAACCTTAGAAGAACTCACTTTGTTAGGGTTAATGGTTTCTTTAGTCAAAGCAATACTAGCGAGTATGCACCTACATTTTCAGGTAACTCTACTCACGTTTGGGATACAGTAGTTACTGATGCTACTGCTGATGCACAAGATGCTGTTGCACAAGCACAGCTATATTGCCTTAGAGATGGTTACATCAATGCTTTTGGTGGTGTTGTGGCTGCTACAAGTGCTAAAACTGTAAACTTTAAGATTTACAAAGGAACTCCTGTTGATGAAAGTTCTGCGGGTATTGATTTAACTCAACTAGGTAGTACAGCTAGTGAAGTTGGTGGTGGTAACACAACTACTGATGTGTTCTCGGCAGGTGGATTGGGTAGTACTCAAACATTCTCGGCAGGAGATATTATTATAGTTACTATATCAGCAGGTGCAGCAGCATCGACAACAGCAAGGTTTAACGCTACTATGGAAGTAGTATATACAGAGGATTAATATGTTAGGATTAAAGTTAACATTAAGAATAGGTAGAGATATAATTGATGTAATGGGCAAATTATTGTCTAAACTAGCAAGAAGGTCAACGTATAGTGAGAATCTTGCTGATTCAAGAGCTGTTGTTTCTGATATAGATAGTTATGATTTATTAGACAAAGCTACTATACTACTTACTCCTACTGCAACAAGTGATGCAAGGGTACACTCTGTAAAGACTTATACAGGTGATGAACTTGTAACTAATGGAGGTTTCGATACGGATAGTGATTGGACTAAAGGAAGTGGTTGGACAATAAGCGGTGGGAAAGCAAATGCAACCAATACGAGTATAAATATAAATCAAAATATAGGCAATCAACAAGGTAAAAAATTAAAAGTAGAATTTGATGTTAATTTTATTTCAGGTTCTTATTTAAGAGCAGAAATTGGAGCAACACTCGGATACAATATAACATCATCCGGTAGATATTCTACAATTATAACGCCATCAACAACAAGTGGTTTACTTTACATATATGGAGGTAATTTCACAGGCTCAATAGACAACGTATCAGTAGTAGATGTATCATCAGACTTTGACTTCGATAGAGCAAGTAGTGCTACAAGAATAAACTCTAGTGGTTTAGTACAAGATATGCAAAGTATTACTGACCCTGAATTAGTACTAAATGGTGATTTTGAGGAGTTGGGTGATGAGTTAGTTACTAATGGAGGTTTCGATACCGATAGTGATTGGACTTTTTTAGATGATTCTTGGCAAATTATCGATGGAAAATTAATATTAACAGACACTTCAACAACTAATGTTAATCAAGCTATTGGGTTGGTTCAAAACAAATTTTACAAAATAGTTTTTACTATTGCTAATACCACATTAGGTGGAGTAAGAGTAAGGCTTGGAACAGGCGCTATAACATCAGAATTTACAAATGGTACACACACCATATATTTAGAACAAACCACGACAAATGATGCTTTTAGATTATACGCAAGTACAAGTGGAGTTTTTAACGGCTCAATAGACAACGTATCAGTAAAACAACTTAACGTAGATAGCGAGGGCAATGATATATGGACTTTAGGTACAGGTTGGAGTATAGAAGATGGCAAGTTGGTCGGCACAAGCGTATCTACTCAATTTGCACAACAGTCATTTACTTTTATTGATGGAAATACTTATAAAATTACCTTTGACATAACAGGTGCGGACACTTTAATTAATGACACTTCTTTTAGACTTCCTTACGATGGAACTCTTGGAAATATAAGATATTTAGAAAAAGATAGTCCTGATGGCACTTACTCTCATACTTTTGTAGCAGGAACATCTCCTACTTTATACTTAGGGTATATAGATAATGGCACTTATACAGGTACAATAGACAACATATCAGTAAAAGACGTTACATTTAGTACAGATGTAGATTTAGCTAGAATAAACTATGATAGTAATGGAGAGAATGGTCATATATTGTTAGAGCCTACTTCTACTAATCTAGTTACTTATAGTGAGGATATAGATTCTCTTAATGATGGTGAAGGCGAAGTTGGAGTTAATTCAACATTAACTTATGAAAGTGATGTGGTAGCTCCTGATGGCAGTTTAGGAGTTTATAGAATACAAAATCCCGCTACTGCAAGTACATATCTTCAAGTTACAAATAATACTACCGCAGCTCAATCTATGAGTGTTTGGGTGAAAGCTAAAACAGTTGGAACGAATAATCAATTTACTCTTTATAGAGATGGAACAGGTGGTTCAGCTTCTGATGTAAAAACAGCAACAGGAGATTGGCAGCGATTTGAATACTCTTGGAGTACTGTTGGTTCAGGTGCTTATTTTATAAACAATGATGGTGATACATACACTTCTGACTTATATGTATGGGGAATACAAGTTGAAAACCTACCCTACGCTACATCATACATACCAACACTAACGGGTAGTACAGTTACAAGAGCAGCAGAAACGCTAGTAGATTCAGGAAACACTACTTTAATAAATACTGATCAAGGAGTTTTTTATGCTGAGATAGCTAGAACAAGTAATAACGCTGACTTCGAGTTAATTTCTTTACTTCAAGACAGCGACACAAGCACTAAAATAGCAATAGGGTTTTACGAAAGTAATAATAACTTTTTTATTAGAACTTATTATAACGGCAGTGACGTATATCCTATATACGACGATATAGCGCCTAACTTAAATCAGTTTTATAAAGTGGCTGTAAAATACAATAGAAACGGAATAAATAATGTGTGGATAGATGGTGTTAAAGTAGTGAGTGACGTTACATTAAATGTGTCAGCTCCTACAAATCCTCTCACGCATTTAAAGTTTGATTGGAATCCTGCTAACACTCAATTTCCGTTTCACGGTAAATGCAAAGCACTAGCAGTATTTAATGAGGCTATTGAAGATGACGAACTAGAATTACTAACAGGTGTAACTAACTACGGTTCATTTAGTGGACTAGCATCAGCTAACGGATATACAATAATATAATGGGAAAAGGTGTAGTAAAATTAGGAGAAGGTAATTGGGCAGTTAAAGATGGTAATCTATTGGCTGCTAAAGAAACCAATGGTAGATTTAAGAATGCAGAGTTTACTGTTACTAGAGGTACAGATGCTACTTATGTAGGTAAAGATGGTTTGATAAAGACGGCTAGTTTTTATAATATATTGCCTTATAGTGAGGATTTTAGTCAATCGGCTTGGCAAAAGAGCAATATAACCCTAACTCCAAACTCTATTACCTCTCCTGATGGTATTTTAAATGCGTACAAATTAACCAAACCAACAAGCAGCCAACCAAGATTATTTGAGTTGAGTGTATATCCTACAACAGGAGTACATACTTTTACTTCGTTCTATAAGAACTTAGACGGAGATAGTGTGTTAATTAGACTTGATGCGGGTAATAATACGGCTAACTGCAATGTAGATTTAACTACAAATACATTGGTAAATTCAGGTGCAAATATTATATCAAGCAATATAACTCAACTATCAGATGGTTGGATAAGGGTTTCTGTTACCGCAAACATACTATCTACAAGTTGGGTTTTAGATGCAGCAAATTTATTTGACTTGTCAGTTGATTCAAGTGTTTATATATGGGGCGCACAACTAGTAGAAGGCACAGAAGCATTAGACTACCAATACACTAATGGTAAAGAAGGAATACCTCGTATAGACTTTACAGATAATACTGATGGTCATTTATTACTTGAACCTGAGAGTAGAAATCTTATTCCTTATAGTGAGGATTTTAGCGAGTGGAGTAATGTATATACGATACTAACACCAAATCAGTCTAGTCCTGATGGTTCTAATAATGCTTTTATTATAGAAGATGAAAATGCTACTGCTTATAGAAAAGTTGATGAAACTATAACGACTAATGCTACGCCACATACTTTTTCTGTGTTTATCAAAAAGAAAACAAGTGCAGTAAGTTCTTATAGTGGAATACAAATGGGAACAGGGTTTTCTTATGTGGTATTTGACAGCTTTAATGGAACATACTATGAACACGACAACACTAACTATGATAATGTTGAGGTGCAGGATTTTAATTCTAATTGGTGGAGATTAAAACTAACTGCTACTGTAACAACATCAACTAGAGTAGCTTTATGGGGCGCAATATCTACATCAGCTACAAACATTAACAATGGGGCAACGGGTAGTGAAACATTTTATGGCGCACAACTAGAAGAATTACCTTACGCAACTTCTTACATACCTACTAGTGGCTCAACAGTAACTAGAGATGCAGAAATTTGCACAGGTGCAGGTGAAGCTGCTGACTTTAATAGTGAAGAAGGAGTATTGTATGCGGAGATAGCTAAGGCACAAGATGACAATGATAATTTTATTGTGATGTCACTTAACAATGATGCTAGTAATTCTGATGCTAATTCAGTTACTATAGGTTTTGATAATGGACAAGATTTTTATTTTAGAGTAAAATCTCCTAGCGGAACTTATATAAACGCAACAATTTCAGCTAATGAAAATCAATTTTATAAAGTAGCATTAAAATATAAATCGGGAGATATAGCTGTTTGGATTGATGGAGTAGAAGTATTAACAAGTACTGACACATATACATTTGCAGTTGATTTAGATAATTTATCTTTTGACTTAAATGGTAACGGTACTCTACCTTTCTACGGAAAAGTAAAAGGAATAAAAGTATATAAAGAAGCATTAAGCGATACAGATTTACAAAATTTAACAAGTTAATTATGAATAAGATAGGAAAATACGAATTTAATAGTTCAGTACAAGCAGATGATATGATAGCTGCTTTAGGAACAACAACAACAGAATTAGGTGATGTAGTGCCTTCGCACAATCATTGTGTAGTTAGACTTGGCTATATTGTTTTAGAGCAAGGTGAGTATAACGAAAGTGGTGAGCAAACAAAAGCACCTGTACTATCTGATAAATTTCACGTAGATGTATTATGGAAAGGCTTAGAGCCTGTTGATGCAAAAGCTGAGGTTTTATCTTACGTAGAGCCTAATGGTTGGGAAAACAATAGAATAGAGTTAGATAATAACGGGGTACACTCATTTATGGGATTAGATTACCAAGAATACAAATTCTAATGGCACGAACATCAGCAGCACAAGAAATAGCACTTATGAAACAAAGAATGGACTCTATGGAGGATAAATTAGATAAGATGGATAACAAGTTAGATATGCTAACTAAGAATCTTCTTGACCCTGATAAAGGTGTAGTTTCTCGTGTAAACAAAAATACTTCAGCTAGAGTTACTATGCAGAAAGCATTATGGGGATTGTGGACTATTGTAATCGGCTCATTGGTAGCATTTTTCTTTACTAAGAATGGCTAAGGGTATATCATTTACATTTAGAGCATCTTCTAAAGTAAAAAGAAAGGGAATACACGCTAAGACAAAAAGCAGAACAAAAAGTGGTAAACAATATAAAAAGAAATACAATGGGCAAGGAAGATAAAGAATACTGTAAATGTTTTAAATGGGAATCTTGTAAATGCTGTGAAACTGCTGAAACTGCTGAAACTGCTGAACATACAGGTTTTGATGCTTGGGTAGAAGATATGGAAGAACAAGAACAACCTACCTGCGACATTGATAATCAAGAGGACTGCGAGAATTGTGGTAGCTGATGAAACTGCTGTGCTTACGATATAACCTTGCCTTAGATAGTACTAACGGTATGTTATTCTATGAGGGCTTTGCAGGATATGACTTTCTTTGCTATACACTAGAAGATGAGTATAGGAGAGATAAGGTCAAAGGCGAAACAATGATACCTTATGGAGTGTACGAAATCAAGTATAGAAAAGAGGGTGGCTTTCATAACAGATATTCTGATAGGTTTGGCGATTTACATCGTGGTATGTTGCATATCACTAATGTTCCTAATTTTGAGCATATTCTCATACATTGTGGTAATACTGATGAACATACTAGTGGGTGTTTACTCGTTGGCGATTCGCAAGAAAACAACAACTTAGTTTCTGATGGATTTATAGGTAAATCTACACAAGCATACAAAAGACTTTACAAAATGGTTGCTGATGAACTTGATTTAGGTCATAGAGTAATTATTGAATATAAACACATTAATGATTTAATGGAAGTTTAACCCTTGCCAAAGGGTTCACAAAGGGTAGTTTATACCCTATATAATAAAGCTAAAGCTATAAATAAAGATAAAGATAAAGATATGAGTATATTGAGAAAAATATTTAGTAGTGGAGCAAAGGATTTAGTAGATAGTGTTGGAAATGCTATTGATAAGATACACACCTCAGCAGAAGAAAAAGAACTTGTAAAGAACGAGATAAACAAAGCTATCTATGAGTTTGAAAAGAATATGCAGGTAGAGGTAACTAAGCGTTGGGAAGCTGATATGAATGGTAATTGGCTATCTAAATCCATACGACCATTATCACTAGCTTTCCTGTTGTTTGTACTTACCATATTTACACTAATTGACTTTGGATATGTAGATATGGACATCAAAGATTCTTGGATTGACCTATGGCAACTATTAGCCATCACAGCCTTTGGTGCGTACTTTGGAGGAAGGTCGTACGAAAAAATAAGAAAATAACTTTTAACTTACTTCTTTTTTACTATATTTGCACATACGTCTGTATGATGTGATTAAGTTTTGTTTTAGTTTTCAAGTGGGGTGCTTCTCGGCACTCCATTTGTTTTTTTGTATATTTTTTATTATAATTGCAAAAACATAGAGGTAATGAAACAATACAGACCTAGATTAAGTCAAAAAGAATTTGAACTTATCCAACAACACAGAAACGGAGGTGGTGTAGGAATCATTGGCGATACTCACGAGCCATTCTGCCACCCTGATTACAGAGATTTTTGCTACGAAGTATTTGATAGATTTGGTGTATCACAAATCGTACACATTGGCGATGAGGTTGATAATGCTGCACTATCATATCACGAGAAACTTACTGAGATGCCTAACGCTGAAAGCGAAGCTGAAACTGCTCAAAGAGCAATGGAGAAGTGGTATGCTACCTTTCCTGATGTTAAGGTGTGTGTAGGTAATCACTCTGCACTACCGTTTAGACAAGCTACAACAGCAGGTATTCCTAAGAGGTTCTTAAAGTCATACGAAGAAATATGGAATGCACCTAAAGGTTGGAAGTGGGAACTGCAATGGGAGATTGATGGTGTATTATACGAACACGGAACAGGAAGTAGCGGAGCAAGAGCAGCAGTAAATAGAGCAACTGCAAACAGACAATCTACTGTTATAGGTCATTGCCATTCCTTTGGTGGTGTAAACTATATGGCATCTCGTAACGATTTGATATTCGGAATGAATGTCGGTTGCGGTATTGATGTAGATGCTATGGCATTTAGCTATGGCAAGAACTTTCCTAAGAAGCCTACATTGGGCTGTGGCGTTGTTCTTGATGGTGGTAAGACTGCTTTATTCGTTCCTATGGACTTAGGAAGTAAAATAATCCATACAAGTACACTCTAGTACAGCATAATTTTTTTACATTTTTTTCTATTTTTGTTTGGTAGTTAGAAAATATTTCGTACCTTTGCCGAAGTATT